ATTACCTCCTAAGAAATCAGATATTCTAACGCCTGGAGCTAAAAGAGTATTTTCATCAATTGTTTCTTTGAAATTAGGATTAAACTGCGGCGCCGGTAAAATGACATCGCTTAATTCCTTTGGTTCAAATAAATTACTCTGTTTGGCAATTGTTAAATTTCCTATCGGCGTTTGGCCAAATTTTGGAGTAACAGTTCCGGGCTTAGATCTTCCTATAGCTGGAGGGATCGGTGTGCCAGCTCCACTACTAATTTTATCAGAAAGGATTGCATTGCCCATCAAAACACTATTCGCCAAATTACTCTGATCTCTAAATTTAGATCTATATTTTTCTGTAGTTAATTCGGCCTTTGAAACCCCACCGGTTTCCTCTTCTTTGTTTATGAGATTTTTAGTAAAATCACCAGGATCAACTGAAACTTTGCGAATGCCTTTCTCGCTATTTTCTAATAAGGCATTGATATCTTCGGGTGTAAGAGATATACGAGTTGCTGCAGTATTTGTAAAACTATACGCTGTACCAGATGTTACCGATTGTGCATAATTTTGAGATGATGTCGCATTAGCCTTTAAAGCTGTTCCGTTCAAATCGCCATGAATTGTAGTAAGTGTTGCAGTTTTACCTTTAAATTCTACGTTATCGCCGCCTATCATTCCACTAGAACCAAACACTGATACATCCGATCCTGCGATATTAATATTATCACCAGCCACAGTAATATCATCAGAAGTAATAATTAAGTCTCCGGTATTAGAAAACTCTAAGTTTCCTTGAGTGTATATCTTATGATTCCCTTTGATGTATTCAGTAACACCTCCAAGTTTTTGTTCTGTAGACGCGCCTGTGCGTGTCTCAAGATATGTACCGTTGATAGTTTGAGTAGTGTTACCATAATTTAAAACTACGTCTTCAGTAATGTTTTCTATTTTCTTTTGAGCATTAAGCGTATAGGTTCCTTTTACGTCAATGTCCAGATCATTTGTTTCAATTTTTAACTTACCAAAAGATAGTTTTCCTTCACCTTCAATGATAACAGTTTGATCTCCATTTGCAACTGTTACTATATTTTTCTTTGCTAAAATACATACACTGCCATCCGGTTTTAATTCTATCCCAGCGCCTTCAGCATGTCTAATTAAAATTCTTTTATTATCTTCTGTATCATCTAATGATATCACATGACCAGTAGAAGTTTTAATTTTATGATAGTTTGGATAAACACTATTTCCGCTATTTGGTACATCTAATGGGAAACCGGGTTTACTGCCACCCAAATCTAACTCTTCTGTTTCATCACCATAAACGGGCTTAAACCAATTAACGGAAGATGGATAAGAAGAGTTAGGATCTTCAAAACCATGATCGTTCGATTTAGTTGCAAGTTCTACATCTGGATTAGCCATTTGGAATCCTTGTATTTAAAATTTGTATTGGGCTAAATGGCGGTTGAATAAGAGGATTTGTAAATAAAGATTTTCTACCAAACCTTAATTCTATAAATTCTCTGGTATCAAGGCCTGGGCACACTTCATCTGATAATAAATCGTTTATACCCAATATCTGCCCTCCAGGATATGCTCTTAAAAAGGTTGCCATAAATCTATCAGCTATATATTTCTGATTATCTGTAAGTGATAGTCTATCTTCATAATTTTGTATATTTTTAGTTCCGGCTGGAGCATTGTATCCTCCTACATACGCTATATGAATTGCATAGTTATCATGACCATTTGGCGTTATTGTTGGAATTACTGGAGTTTTTATTTCAACCGGTCTCGCTTTTTGAAGTCTACCATCTCTTCTGATTATATAATGAAATGGAATGCCTATACCCCTTTGTTGAGCCCAGGCTCCTTGCAAATCTTCGGCTGAATAATTTTGATCATTAGGAGTTTTAGTCCAATGAAATACTATTTCTGTTATTTCTCTTTTTATAGATTTTAATTCTATTTCTAACTCTTCTCCGTTTTCTATATAATTAAATTTATAATCGTTTGAAGTAGCTGATTCTTTCCACGCTTTAACATTTTGATTAGTATTTCTTAAAATAGTTTTAGGACCCGAAATATTATTTAATTGGCTACTTGCACCAGTATCGATATCGCTAAGAGTATCAAAAATTGTTTTAGCATCTAGGTCTGACTTTTTAACTAAAATTGATGTAGCTGCATTAATATTACCTTCACTTAGTAATTTAACTATTTCTGCACTTTCTAATGCCGTAATAGAAGAAACATCTTTTACAATGCCATTAATAGCATTACGAGCACTGTGATTAACTGATTCTATAATATTACTTAATATATCGTCGAAACCAAAATTAAATTTTATTAATGTCTCAGAAATATCAGAGGTTACAGAATTACCTATATTTGAAACCAATTGATCCTTTTTTTCTATAGCATTAAATAGGTCATCTGAATTATCAATACCACTCACATTTTTTAAATAGGTTTCATACTTTCTAGGATCTGCCGCAAAAGAAACTTTTAAACCTGCCGCTACCGCCGGCGCTGTAGGCAAAGAAGCACTTATATTTAAATTTTTAGCATCAATATTTGAAAGACCCATTGCAGATTTAAGTCTATCTGCAGAAGTTAAAACTTTTTCCTTTGAAACAGCAAGATCCTCTTCTATAACTATAGGAATTACTGGTGATTTAAGTTCTACTGGAATATCTACCTCTGCGGCCTTTGCGGCTTTCTTTTTGGCTTTTTTAGCAGCCTTAGCGGCAGCTTTAGCAGCGGCAAAATCCTTCTTCCACTGAGGCTCTGATGTACTTTCTCTAAACGCATCCATATGAGCTTTATGTATCGATTGGGTTACGCTATTAGTACCGCCATGAAGATCTCTTGGGTATGGCATTATCCAGCTCCTGAACTAGTAATATAATTATTCATATAAACGTTATAGGCAAGTCTAGCTAAACCTACTCGAATAAAAAGAGTACTATTATCTTGCGCTTGCTCATATTTATTCATAAACACCCAGCTGGCGTTTTTTGAATTAGCTTTACCATAAAAACTAGTAGAGGTTTTTAATAAATTTTTAACTGATATAAAATCAGAATATGTAGTTTTACCATTTAATTCTTGCATAATAAAATCTAATTGAACTTTAAAGAATCGTACGTTTCTATTTTCAGATTTAGCGTATGCAACTAATGCCGCATATCGTCTTCCTGTTTTTTTCCATTGGGCGATACCAAAGGTCGAGACGTTCCCTTCTTCTTTAATTGTAGTATTAAATCCATTTGAAATATGATCTAAATTTCCAACTATTCCTGCAGCTTGATTCTCATTAAATCCCTGATCAATAAAGTATTTCATGGCGTTTAATCTTCTGGAAGCAGTTACTTCCGGAGATACTAATTCATCATTAATATCTTGATCTATATCAGGCGAAGTTGAATATTCATTATTAGGAATAACTGAATTACTCGTGATTAACTGAGTGGTTTGTTGAGAAGTTGGCTTTTCTATTTTAGGCAGGGAACCTATTACAATGGGAGATTGCGACTGTTTGCCATCTACAAAAAAACCATATACTGTTGCGCCTGGTAAAATTTGAGGAGGAGTAGCATAACCAGACGTTGCGCCATGCTCTGTAGATATTACTACAGGCGCCCACGGTAATGCAACTCTTGGGATATCTGCTTCAGTATTTGAATGAATGCCGTGAATTCTTATTTGTACTCTACCTAGCATATCAGGGTCGTTTCTATCTAAAACCGTAGCAAAGAACCATCTATAGTTATCGCCATAAAATTTAGATTCTATCATCTTTTTCATATTGTTACCTCAAGATTTGCAATTTTAGAAATTCCTAAATCTACAGTACTTTCATTTTTAAGAGTATCAAACGTATGCTTTTTAGATGTAATTATATAATTACCTGATTTTTCGTTATCTAGTTCATCTTGAACATCTGGCGCGTTTTTGTATATATCAACTTGTAGTGCATTTCCCACCCCTCTATTAGAACCATAACAAAAATGAAAACCAGGAATTCTTATTCCTATTTCGTTATGATATAAAATTTGTCTCATAGATTCAGAAGTTACTCTTCCAGAATAATATGAGACGTCATTTTCTTCTTCAGAAAAGTTATTTACCCCGCCTTCAAATGGATAGGTAGAACTACTTATTTGGTGTATATATTTTGAGTCATATTGATCTAGAGTTTTGTTTAATTTTAGACTTCTATCTGGTGAAACATTTTTTGGAAAAGGAGGTTGATTTTGTCCTTTCGGAAATATCCTTTGATAATTAAGATTTTCATAAACTTGATATACGTTTATATGAGTATTTTGGCTTTTACCAGTTTGTATATCAAAATAACTATAATCTGAACCGTATACGCCCATTTGAGCAAGAAGAAGAGTATCTTTATTGCTATCTAATTTTACTTTCTCAATAGCCTTACCTCTGATTCTGGGTTCATATGTCGTTGCTGCAGAAGAAAAAGCTTGAGAATATATGAATTCTTCAAATGGTTCTTCACTAATCATAGTTTCTAAATCTTTATAGCATAACCCATCATCTAAAAAGGTTGAATAAAAAAAGTATGGTAATCCATTTTCTGTTGTAGCTTTTTTTAATACCTGTAAAGCTGCTTGTAAAGGATTTTGATATGGGACGATATATCTAAACTTTGTCTGATAAGTCTTTTTTGCTTTTGAAGTATTTACTTCTATATTTAATTTATCTCTACATATCTTTTTAATTATAGATCCAGCAGTTCCGTCATAAAACTTACTAAATTCAATTGAATTACTTAAGAATGCATGCTCTTCAACAAGATTAAAATATATTACGTCAGTATTACCTGATCTTTTTTTATCTTTAAAACTCATCATAATAAAGTTATTAGTTATTTCCTGATCTAATCCAGGAAGAGCTACTGTTATTGAAACTCTCTCAGTGCCAGTAAAACCATATATATTTTGCAAATCGTTATCGTCAACTAATCCCAATGTTCCTGTTAAATATGGGATATTAATATCTTCAAAGACTTCAAAACCAAAAGTAATAGGGGTTACGTTTAAAGGGGGTTTATTCCTAAAACGATCTGACGTAATAAGAACTTCTTTAATTCTAAAATCATAAGGAGTAATTAATTTATCCATTTTTCAAAAGCTTTTGGAATTCTGTATTTAATTTTGATATAGCGCTGGGCTTTAAAACTTTAATTTGTTTAAGATCGTCGTTTAAAGTTTTTAATCTATTTAAGTTTGTAATAGCTGAAGAAAAGACCGTAGGAATTAATACACCGCCATCATCATTTGTAATTTCTAAATCTAAATAATCTCCATTTGCATCTTCATAATGATGAATGGCATCATATTGTTTCTGTGCGTTTTCGACTGCTAAAGTCTTAACATCTGAAACATCCCAATTCCTATATTCAGTACTAGTATTACTTGAATATATCGTTTGATCTATTTTAAATGACGTATTAGTTATACCAGATGTTGCTGTTGCCTTTTCAATACCTCCGCCTGGATTCCATTGTGGATAAGTCGCAGAGTTTTGTACAATTGTATTTTGTATAACTTCAAATCTAAGTCTAATAGCTTCAGATATTCTAGGATCAGCTTTATTGACATTATACCTACTTATAATATTAACATCTTTTTTTGAAACCGTTCCATCCATATCAATGTCTGCTATTTCATATCCATTTACTACTTGCTTAATAAAATCATAATAAACTCCTGTAAGAGAGCCTACTTCACCGTCAAGTTGAGGGGCAATATGGGCATTATAATGATTATTAACTGATGTCGGAACAGATATTCCTACGGCGATCTGTAATAGCAGTATAACATCAGTAAGAGTTATACTTCCGCTGCCATTTAAATCACCGCGCTTTCTACCGCTGGAAACTTCTTCTTCCCAAAATATTATTCGATTTGGATTACCACCTATATTAACTATATACTCTAAAAGATATTGCGCCATTCCCCTAATGGTGTCAGGTAATTTAGCTAATTGATAATTAGACACGTACTGGCTAAATGAACTCCAGTTAATTACATCTGGATCTGAGATAGCAACAGTAGGTCTTGAAGTATATCCAGTACCTCCATCTGAAACAGTAATAGAAGTAATTATTCCATTAGTTACTCCTGCAACAGCGGTGGCTCCTGTTCCGCCTCCACCTGAAAGTGTAACTAAAGGAGCTTTAACATATCCTTTACCTGGATTAGTAATTGTAAATCCATTTACTTCGTTGTAGGGTTCGATTACCAATTGGCCCATATCTAAATTTTTCTCTATAATTTTACCAATAGATATTGGTCCAGAAAATACATCAGATGATTGAGTTGGTTCTTGAATTACCACATTGCCTACATTAAATTTTTCACTCATCGCGCCTTCAGTAGTTAAAACGATATTAGGATAATGTTTCTTGGCTACATCAAAAACTTCGTTTTCATCTAATGGCCAACCGCTTATTCTCAACTTTTCATTTGCAAAAAAGAATGTCCAATAATAATTTGGAGTATCATATATCCTTTGAGACATCTGGTCGGGTCTTTCTCCGTCCTTAACGTATTGAATCTCGTATACGTTCATATCATCGCTGGTTAGTTCTTCAACTAAATCAACATAAACACTTAAGTTCTGAATAAGGTTGGCTTCGGCTTCATTTCCAAATTTATATGGATATAGCGGGAAATTTCTAAAATAACTCATTAGTGTCCTCCACCATTATTTAGATCATCTGTAATATCTTGTTTGACTAATGCTCTTTCTTCTACAAATGCCATGGATATATCAATCTCCGGGAAATAAGGTCTTTCTCCGTCATAATGCATAGACATAGTAGACGGATTATAATTAGTATCAAATCTTTCTAAATACACTGGCAATAGACGAGTAGCTACTTCTTTATCGCGATAAGCCATCGTAATTCTAAATTTTTTAGGATGCTTATAACCAACAGAAACCCCACCTATATAAATCCCTTCAGGGTAAAGCTCGGATCTAAAGAATTTAATTATTTTTTCTATCTCTTGTGCTTCTAATCTACTATTAGGAATTAGTTTAAAATTTAGTTGAAATCTTCTTAAATTAACAGATCTAAATAATGATAATTTATTAGGATTAACACTAACACCTAATCCTGCACTAATGGCACCAGAAGTAGATTGCCTAAAACCTCCAGCACTACCGCCCCTTCCTAATGTTTTTCTTTGAACTTGATCGACAATAAACGCCGCTCTGCTCGAAGACATCTTTGATAAATTATCAGGACTAAAACCTTTTAAAAATTCTACAGTATTTCTTCCAGCTTGAGCAGCTGCTACATTACCAGCTTCTGTTATATCACCGGTTTGTTGCAAAGCTTGGAAAGCTGCTTGGCCTATTCTACCTAAATCAATATCGCCGTAAGAAACTCCGTCTTGAATTACAATCTGCTGTGGTAAATACAAAGTACACTTTCCAACAGATAATGTTTGTCTATCAATTCTATTGACTCTATTAACTTCTCTTTCAGTTACAAAGTTAGAAGCATTTTGTGCTGCAGCCAATCCCTCATCATCTATCCCTTGTTCATCAAACAATTTTTGCTTTTCTAACTTATCTAGATCAGTATCATCATTATAAGCTGCATTAAATGCATTTCCAAAAGCTGAACCCATGCTCTTGGCCGTACTCCAAAAACCTTTGATATTACTAGTGTTTAATTCGAGAGCCTGTAATAAATCAAACTGTATAGTGCCAGGATAGTCTAATTGATTATCTCTAGGAAATCTTAAAACTTGTCTTCGTACTGGCCCAGTGATTTCTGTTTCAAACGTTTTAGGTTCTGTGTCTGGTCTATCTGGGTCTATCCACGGTTTCGCCATATTTTTAAGCCTTAATAAATAGAAATATTGAAACTATTTATAAGGATTTTAGGTGGCTTATTCTGGTCGATATAAAGTAAAACACAGAAATAAATACCGTGGAGATCCGGATGGTGTTATATTTAGGTCTTTATGGGAAAGACATTGTTTTAAATGGTGTGATGATAACCCTAAAGTAGTAGGGTGGTCAAGCGAAGAAACAGTAATTCCTTATTTTTATGAAGTAGATAAGAAATACCATAGATATTTTATGGATCTTAAAATTAATTTTAAAGACGGTAAAACTATTTTAGTTGAAATTAAACCGGATAAAGAAACTAAGCCGCCAAGTTTTAAAGGAAGAAAAACTAAGAGATATATTAATGAAGGTATGACATACGTTAAGAATATGAATAAATGGTCAGCAGCTCAAAAATATGCTCAGGATAACGGTTATGAGTTCCAGATATGGACCGAGAATACACTAAAGTCTATGGGCATATTACCTAATCCCAGAAAAACTATTAAACCTCTTAAACCGTTGCGTAAGAAAGTGAATAAATAGAAGTATGAGCAATTTATTTCAAAACTTAGAACTACAAGCTTTTAGAGCTGGGATTACACCTAGAACAAAAGAATCCAGAGATTGGTTTCGTAGAAAAGCACAAGCATTAAGACGTGTCAATCGTAATCAATTGATGCGAGAAGAACCGATTGATTTGCAGAATCGTCAGATCATTGGATCGATGTATATGTTTTTTTATCAACCTAAACATAAGGATAAGTTGCCTTACTATGATAGCTTTCCTTTAAGCATTGTTATTGATAAAGCACCTGGCGGTTTTTTAGGTTTAAATTTGCATTACTTGCCACCAACTCTCAGAGCTAAATTTTTAGACGGGTTAATGGATACTGTAAACAATAAAATGTACACTGACGATGCCAGATTTATGGTAACTTATAGAATGTTAAAAGCTTCAACTAAAATGAAATACTTCAAACCTTGTGTGAAACACTACTTAACAGATCATGTCAAAAGTAGATTCGCCCGCGTGCCCGCGCCTGAGTGGGAGATTGCAACATTTCTTCCGACCGCAGATTGGCAAAAGGGTAGCGCATCAAGTGTTTACCAAGCTTCTAGAAAGGCTATCTAATGGGAATCTCTATTGATGATTTAAAATCAAAAGCTAGACAACATAAAGGCTTTGCAAAGCCTAATGTATTTCAAGTAATACTCCCTTCATTTGGAATAGCTGAATTTGGAAGTGATAATATTTCTTTATTTTGTACTGAAGTAACTATGCCAGGTAGACAGATTACTACTAGAGAAAAGACTATCGGACCCGTAACTCAGCCGATGGCTTATGGATATTTAACTCAAGAAATTTCAATGACATTTAGATTAATGAATGACTATGGAGTTCGCAAGTATTTTGAGTTTTGGCAGAACAAGGCATTTAACCAACAGACAAAAGAAGTTGGATTTAAAAATGAATATGCCAAATCCGTTAGAATTAGACAACTAAAGCATGGTACAGATTTGCCCGTATATCAATCGCAATCTATAGCAGATTTAAGTTTGGGCATATTTAATTTTAATGTTTCAATTAATACTAGCACTGATGTAGTGCATGAATGTACTCTTATTGACGCATTTCCAAATACTATGAATGGTATTGCATTTAGCGATGCTAGCACTGATGCAGTATCAGATTTAAACGTTTCACTAACATATACGAATTGGGAAACAACTCGAACTATTTAAAATGGATAACTTATTATGGCTTTACCAAAAATTAATACATTTCCAATGTATAGCACAACCGTGCCATCAACTCAACAACAAATTAGATTTAGGCCTTTCAATGTAGGAGAAGAGAAGATTCTTCTTATAGCTTTTGAAAGCGATGATCGAGCTCATATCGCAGAAGCTATACTTGATACAGTTTTAGATTGCATAGAAGAAAAGCTTGATCCCGATAGTCTTACTGTATTTGATGTTGAATATCTTTTCTTACAAATTAGATCAAAGGCTGTAGGAGAAACAAGTAATATTGCTATGGCATGTCAATCATGCGAGCAGCAAAATCAAGTTGTAGTTAAATTAGAAGAAATCAATATTGATCCTAATTCTTTTCCTGAAAAGAGAATAAAGATAAACGAAGAATATACCATAGATTTAAAATTTCCAGGATATAAACAAATCATTGATAATAAAGAAACACTTGAAGTTGATAATATCAATGAGTTAGTTTTTCAGATGCTGATTATGTGTCTAGATAAATTACATACTCCGGATGAGCTCTTAGATTTTACGGATGAATCAAGAGAAGAAATCGAAGAGTTTATTAATAATCTTTCATCTGATCAGTACGCAAAGATGATGGAATTTGTACAAGATTTACCAAAGCTATCTCAAGATGTAGAATATAAATGCGAAAGTTGCGGTGAAGAGAATAAATATACACTAGAAGGATTATCTGATTTTTTTTAATAGCTCTTTCTCATGAGAATCTGGTGAATCATTATAGAATTAATTATCAACTACTGCAAAATTATAATTATAACTTAGATGATCTTGAAAGAATGATGCCGTGGGAAAGAGAAATTTATATAACTTTATTGATGGAAGATCTTAAGAAACAAGAAGCCGATAGGCAAGGAAGTTAAATGATACTTAAGCAAGTTAACCAAAACCTAAAAGATATAAAGTCTGATACGACTTCTATCAATAAAAACTTTACTGCCTGGTTTAAAGATCAAAAACGACAGCAGTTAGATGAGAAAGAAAAAGCCCGAGAATCTAAAAAAAGAGGCGGAATGGGTGGTGCTGCTATAGGAGGTTTAGGTATAGCGGGGGCTTCGACAGCTTTGGGCGACGGTGACGGAGGTGGCGGCGGTTTCGGCCTTGGATTTATAAAAAAAGCTGCAACAATTGCTGCAGGTTTAGCAGGTTTAAAAACGGTCGATCGTGTGGCAAAAAACATGGCCGCTTCCGCTTCAGAAAAAACTAGTATTAGAAAATATGCCCCTCCAAGAGCAGGAGACGCCGGGCTAGATGAAGCCAGAAGAATAAGAGCAACTCGAGGGTTTGCTCCTACAGCTCTTGGGATTACACCCGACGATATCACAGATTTTAGTGGAAGGGCCGGCTTTAGTCGTGTTGATAGAGGTAGAGGCTTTATTCCTGGAGCAGCTGGAAGCGTATCGCAATCTAATTTTGCAGCTAAATACTTGCAAAAAGCTCCAAGAGTTCCAAGCGGTTACTTAACTCAAGGGTTTAAACCCGTTTCTGGTGAAGCTTCACCTACTATCGGTGGAAGAATTGAACCCGTAGTTACTAGTTCTGCAATTCCAAAAACAGGACAGCCTTTAATGCTAGCCGATGATTTGCTTGATAAAATCGCTACAATAAAAACACAGGGATATACTAGAGTTGCGGCTTTAACGAGTGACCCTGAAATAAAACAACAAATAATTGATGTTGAAACTAAGCATAACATAAAACTTTCTTCTACTCCTGATAAGAAAGTAGTAATTCAAACACCTAAAGGTGGAATGGTAACCAATGAAGTTCGAAGAGCAGTCATGGTTGATTTAACTTCTGTTAAAAAAGCTCCGATATCAAGAAGTGCTATGACTAGACAAATAGCCGCAAAACTTGGAATAGGGTTTATTCAAACTGCAGATGCTGCTTTAAGAATAGGAGGTCCTGCTCTTTTAGCAAACGATATAACAAGAGATATTGCAAGTAGTAATTATTTAAGACAAATAAATCCAATAGGTGCTACTGCTATTTCAGGCGCAAGTCTTACTGGAGATTTACTTAGTTTACCTGGAATGGGAATGGATAAGCTTGCAAGTCTAATGGGTTATGATACTAATTTTAATCCAAACCTCGGAGATAAAGCGG